ATCCACGAGAAGCGCCGCGCCGACTGGCTGGCGGAGCGCCGAGAGCGCCGGCACACGTACCGGGAGCACTACAGGCGGTACGGCTACGAGCACAGGCCACGCCGTGAGGCAAAGCGCGACGACGGGACTAGGGTGATGGGCTACGTCTCGACAGGGCCGCAGCAGGTGCAGCGTGACCTCCTGTCGAACGTCGAGTGTTTCCCCACGCTGGAGTCGATCTCGGTAGAGGCCAACACCGAGGACGGCGCCTGGAAGGACGCGCAACGCAACTGGGAAAATGCCGTCCGGTGGAAGTACGGAGAGCGCTTCCTCGCGATCACCAACGCTCGAGATATCGTGAAGCAGTGCAGCCGGTCGTCTGGCAACCAGTCCGTCGCCGGTCGCATCACTGAAACAGTCGCGAACGCTGTCGGCGCCGACGGCTACAAGCACCGTTGCCAGATCAGAGCCCGCCCGTGCATGGCCCCGATCGAGATCGCGCCGGAGACGAAAGGCAAGCAGGAATGAACACGAACATCAACGTCGGGCAGCTCATCAGCCAGATCGGCAACATCATCACTCAGGTCATCGGCTACGGCCTCCTGCTGCTGATCGCTGCCGCCGTCGTCGGGAGGTATGGCGTGCGGGTGCCCTACGTTCCTGCCGTCAACGTGACTGAGCTTACGTGGCTGTGCGGTGCGTACTGGCTGTATCGCGGAGGGCGGATCACATGACCCTTGAGCAAGTGTGGTCCGAAATCCGGCGCCTCCACAGGGACAACGACATGTTCACCGAGGAGCAATGCAGAACCGTCAACCAGCTAATCGATAAGGCGAACAAGCTCATGGCAACGAAGGTCAAGGCGACGATCAAGGACGGCAAGGTAAAGCCCGCCGACACGACCCCCGCCCCGCTCCGCAAGGGCAAGGCTATGAAGGCCGCCCGCGTCGAGAAGGGCCTAAAGGCAAACAGGGAGAAGCACCGATGAATGACCGCAATCAGCTTAACCAATACGCGGGGCTGCTGGGCTCAAGCGCGGCGCCAATGGGATTGGCAGGAATGCAGAACGCAAACGTTAGGCCGATGCATCCTGTCGCTATGGGCGTTTTTACCGCCGGCCGGTGGGCTGGCTTTGAGACGATCATTCGCAACGCAGCGTGGAGGCATGACGCTAGCCTGTCGCTAGAAATCGATCGCGGTTGGCTGTCCAACGTTTACCGGGTTCGGCTTTACGGCGCTGCGGCCAAGGAGGCTATTGACGAGATCGATGCTGAGTCCCGCGCCCGCTCCAAGTAACCCACTCCTGTGCCTGCGTACCCAAACCCAAGAGGCACACACATGGACACGATTGCCCTCACGCAGCGCGTCATTGAATCTCGGCAGAGGCTAGCCAAGCAGGCTGACCCATTGGGGATCGTCGCCGGAACGTATGTGGAGGAGATCGAAGGCGATATCATCAAGCCGACAAAGGCGCGCATCCGTCACGCCGGGGACAGGTACGAGCCCGGCCGAGATGACGCTCAGATCAAGCGCTACAAGCCTGCACGCCTTGTCCCGAGGTGGGAAGTCTTCGAGACCACGGGCAAGATCACCAAAGAGCAAGGGGACGCCGGCCGCACCTACGAGCGCCACATGGAGCTATCCAGTCGGGCCACGGTCACGCCGTCCTACGGGCAGAGGCACGCCGAGGGCACGCCATCCAGCCAGCTTGACGAGTCCTCATTTCAAGCCCGTGCAGCCGCGTGGGTCGATTACTACGGCCTCCACAAGCAGGCTGTGGCATCGATCGGCAAGCGTGACGCCGAATTCCTTGAGCAAGTGATTTTGGGCGTGCCGCTCCACATTCTCGGTGCCCCGCCCGGCATCAGCTACAAGAGCGGGAAGCACATCGCATCGGCCGTCGTCCGTCTCCGCAACATCCTTGACGCACTAGGAGCCCACTACGGCCAACGACGCCGCCGTGATCCGTATCCGTGACGACCGCCAGCACCGCCACGCAGGCCACAAAAACAAGCGGCCCCGGAGATGATCCGGGGCCGTCTGGCTGCCTATGGGGAGGCGTTAGTCGTTGTCGCGGAGTAGGTGGCCGCGTCCAGCGTCGCGCATCTGATCTCGGTATGAACCTAAATCGACGTTGCGCGGGGGCGCATATGTAAGGGAAGCATCGCGAGCGCCACAAGCCGAACGTTTGGTCTTGAACGGGCCGAGGGTCGTGCCGCGATAGTCAATAAAGTAGTAGCCGCGAGCCAGAAAGCCGCCTTTGCCATCGGCGCGGACTTCATGGCCTTTCGATCCGCTCGCCTTGAAGATTACGTGCTTTTCCATCCTCGTTCTCCTGTTGCTTCTAACAGCTTCGGGACCGCCACCCTATCCGGGCCGGTCCCTCTGGCTGCCCCGTGAGGGCGGTTAGTGCTTCGGGGCTGGCTTTTCGCCCCATCCAGTCAGCAGGTTCAAGCGGTCGAGCCAGTATTGGCTTTTGGCGAACAACTTTTCTGCCTTGGCCTTCTGACCGCATTCGTCTGCCTCGTTAGCGTCTGCCAGATACCGGGCTGCAAGTGTCTCGGCTCGTATCTGGCGCTCCCTGAGTGGCTTCGTCATCGTCGTGCTCTCCGCTGCTGATGATCTGAATATAGGTGATTTGTCGTCACCCGTCAATAGGGGCGTGATCACATTTTCGTGATTTGTCGCAGCACGCTCTCTGCCGCTATCTTTTCCGCATGACAAAAATTGACACCGACAAGTTTGACCTACGCAAGCGCGGCCGTCCGAAGCTCCCGGACGCCGACGTCATGCCTCAGATATCCATCCGCATGCCGCAATGGATGCTTGATGGTATCGACGCCGTGATCGAGCACGAGCGCCACGGTCAAGGCGACCGCGCCACGCTGATCAGAGAGGCTGTGGCGCAATTCCTACGCGACCGCTAGATGCTGTGGATTGTCCGTCAACTTCTTGACGGTGCACCCGAATAGAGTTAGATCGTTACAACGGACAAAATCACGACACAAGGCGGCCACCGAGCCGCCTTTTTGCATTTTGGGGCACGATGGACCGCATTGACGAGGACGAGGTGGACTTGATCCTCATCCCCGCAGCCATCGCCATCATGGAATTCCGCGCCTACCTCGATAGTCTCGGCGTCAAGCCTAGTGAGCAGCTCCGCGTACTCCGGGAGCGCCTGCCCATCGCACGGCAGATTGCAGAGTGCTGCGAGCCAACGCTTCACTAGGAGCATCCATGGATTTCGGACAGGCTATTGCCGCCCTTAAGGCGGGCAAGAAAGTTGCGCGGCAGGGTTGGAACGGTCGCGGTATGTGGCTCGTTCTTGTGCCGGGAACGCCCAAGGCCCAGCTTCGCGATGGCACGCCGTACAAGGATGCTCTCGGGCTCGATGAGTGCGAGATTCTTCCGCACACCGATATGTGGACGGTCAATTCTAGCGGCCGGCAGGCAATGTTGCCGGGGTGGTTAGCGTCTCAAACGGACATGTTGTCTGACGATTGGGAAATCGTCGCCTGACCCACTAGGAGCCACCACAATGCGCAAGTTCGTCGTAGCTGCTGCATTCGCGGCGGCTCTCACTACTACGCCTGCTGTTGCTTCGGAATTCGGTTGCTGGGCTGGTGCCAGCGCCGGCAAGGGCATCAGCTCGACCCGCATCTCCGACGATATCGCCGGGCCTGTCACGATCTCTGCTGATGGCCTACAGGGTGGCGTCGAGCTTGGTTGCGATCTCACGCAATCCGTGATCGTGATCGGCGCTATGGCCCGATATGAAATCCTCGATCTCTCAGGCCAGATCGGCAACGCCAGCTATTCCTCGGACGCCATGTGGACCGTGGCATTGAGGGGCGGGATCAAAATCAACCCCGACCTCTTGGCGTATGGCCTCATCGGCCTCTCCGGCACCGACATGACGCTTCCCGGCATCAGCCTCGAATCCACCGGCCTCACGTATGGCGCTGGCCTTGAGTTCTCCGTCGCCGTCGAGAACCTGAAGGCGTTCGTGGAATGGACGCGGACAGAATTCGATCCCGAGGTAATCGCCGGCAGCCACATCAGCCCGTCGTCTGACGCGATCCGCGTGGGCGCTCGCTACAAGTTCAATTTCGGCGGCAAATGAGACGCAAGCCCTACACCGAGCGGGGCATTCGCCGCGTGCCCTGTGTCAAGTGCGGAGCACCGAGCGCCCATCAGTGGCGCATCTGTTCGACAGACGCATGGTCGGCCGTCTGCAACCAGTGTGACTACGCGATCAACCGTATCGTTGCCGAGTGGGCGTTTGGTCAAACCGCAGCCGCTCCCATCCTGGAGCGCTACCGCCAGACATTCGGAGCACCAGATGCACATTCCTGATGGCCTCAAGTCGCACTTCAAGGCGCTCTCCGTGTTGGGCGTCCTGCTGATGATCGGAGACACGTGGCTGAGCTTCAAGTTCGGCGCGACGATCTCTTGGGAAATGGCCTTCATCGTTGCCGCCATCAGCATCGCCAGCGGCTTCCTTCTGGTGGTCGCGCTCTACTTCCACCGATCCGGCATCACAGGCGTGGCTCGTGGCCTCGCAGCCGCGTGGGTGCTCGCCTTCATGTTTAACTGCTGGTCCAACATGGGCATCAGCACGGCGAACCGCATGGGCGAAGTCCAGAACGCCAGCTTGCAGAAGGCGACATACACCGGCCGACAGACCAAGATCGAGGAAAACGAGCGCAGCCTGAGGGTGTTCGAGGCCAATCTCGCGAAGCTCCTCGAAGACAACGGCTGGGCTGCATCCGTCTCCGCCGATGGCCTTCGCGCCAAGGCCGCTACCCTCGACGCCGCGATCAAGCAGGAGGGCGACCCGCGCAACGGTGGATGCAAGCGCCGCTGTCTCGACCTGATGAACCAGAAGGCCGCCGTCGATCAGCAGATCGCAGTGGCTGAACAGCGCAGCGACCTCACCGACCGCATCGAGGCCAACAAGAAGGTGCTCGCCAAGCTGCGCGCCGAGCTGGCCACGACTGACGGCGGCATCAGCGCAACCGCCAACCAGTCTACGCTTTACGGCAAGCTGATCAGCTTCAACCTCATGGCAGAGCCTGACGCCGCTCTCGTGGCCGCCACGAACGAAGGCACGGGCGTGGCTACGGCCATCATCCTCGCCGCTCTCGCAACCGCCTGCATGGTGGCAGCCGCTTGGCCGACCCTCATGCACGTCCACCCCGGTTCTCCTGCTGCGCACTCGGCAGCTAACTCAGGCGGTGCCCACATGCCCGCCTCTTTCTCTCCCGCCCCCAAGGGCATCCCCTCCGAGCCCATCACCATCCACACCCGCGAGCAAATCGCAGACCCGATCATTCGCAGGTGGTCAAGCTCAGAGGAAGTCGCCGCACTTCTCGGCCTCAATCAGCCCAAAACCGCATGATCTGGATGCTCGTGGACCTCCTCAACAACCCCGAGGCCTATGAGTTGAGGATCGACCGAAAGCGTGAATGGCACATCCGCCCACGATCAGAGAAGCCGGGGCATTCTCGGACATCATCCTCCGAACCCTCGGCTTCGCCGCCGTCTATCTCCCTTTCAACACCATCATCATTCGAGCCCCCTGGATCAACGACGACAGGATAAGGCGACATGAGCTTTGCCACCATCACCAGAGGCAGCGAGACGGCCTCGCATTCTGGCCCAAGGCCTTCTGGTACGTCATCCGGTACGGCTACAGAAACAGCCCCTACGAGATCGAAGCCACAGCCGCCGAGAATGACCAGCGTTGAGCTTCGTCGCACTATGGGCGCGCTCCGCATGACCACGGTCGAACTCGCCTACATCTTCCAAGACACAGCGGTTCAGGTCCAAAGATGGCGGCACGGCAAGGACGAAATACCCCCGCACGTCGCCAGCTATCTCCGCCTCATGCAATCCCGGTTCGCAGCCTGACACACGACAACCGAGAACGCCTCAGGCTCGAAGCCTTCACAGCAGCCGTCCTCCTCTACCCTCAACACCAAGACGCTGATACAGTATTCGACACAGCAGAGGCCATCTATCAGAGCCTCATCGCACATCACCGACAGTAACGGACACCTCCCGAAAGGAGCCCGGATAGTGGACATCGAAAACATCGTTGAAGATGAGCCGACAGGACAGGCGCGCGGCCGCCCGACGCTATACATGCCAGAATACGCAGCGCAGGCAGAAAAGCTGTGCAAGCTCGGCGCAACCGACGCTCATCTGGCCGATTTCTTCGGCGTCACAAAGCGCACGATTGAACGCTGGCGTACAGCGCATGAAGATTTTTGTCGTTCCGTAACAATCGGCAAGGAAGAAGCCGACAACGCCGTTGAGCGCAGCCTGTATCAGAAAGCCGTTGGGTATCAGCAGGAAGCCGTGAAAATCTTCATGCCCGCTGGTTCTAAGACGCCTGTTTACGCGCCTTATCGCGAGAATGTCGCGCCCGACACAGCGGCTGCGATCTTCTGGCTGAAGAACCGGCGCAAGGACTTGTGGCGCGAGCGTTCAGAGCAGGAGCACACGCACCGTCACACGCTGAGCGAGGAATTCGAAGCATACATGCGCGAGCTGACCGACCGCCGCGCTGGCCGTGCCATCGAGACCATCGAAATCACCGCGGCATCACCAGAACAGTGATAGAGCCTCGGGCCTGTATCCCTGTGACAGTGATTTCGAACAAGAACCTCAACCAGTTTGAACGCCTGCTGGCCGCTTCTGGTCTTTCTCAAGCCGAGTTGGCAAGGCGGATCGAGGTTCACCCGAACACCGTCAGCAAGTGGGCGACGGGCGCGGTGAAGGCTCCCGGTCCTGTGAGAGCCTACCTGAGATTGTTTGCCGCCGTTCGCGGGGCAGTGTCGTGACGGACGCGCCGCTGGCAATGGATTGGAAGGCGCTGGTCGCCCGGTGGTCTTCGAGCCCATTCGACTTCGTGCTGGAGGCCTTGTTCAAGATCACCGAGGCCGACTGGCATCCGTGGGCTCCGGGTTCGCCACGTCCCAAGACGCCTCCGGTTGGTCCTGAACTCTGGCAGGGGAAGTTCCTCAAGGACGTCGGCAAAGCCCGCGTCGAGGGCAAACGCCGGTTCAGCGTCAGAGCAGGCCATGGCGTCGGCAAGAGTACGGTTGAGGCGTGGCTCATCATCTGGTTCGTGCTGTTCCACCGCAATCTCAAGGTGCCGGTGACGGCCAACTCTGCGGATCAGCTACGCGATGTTGTCTGGGCAGAAGTTGCGCGCTGGCATCGTGAGCTGCCGCCCTTCCTCAAGGCGATGATCGAACTCAACACCGAGCGCGTGTTCGTCAAGGCCGACCCGGAAGGCTCGTTCGCCGTTGCGCGGACAGCCAGGCCGGAGAAGCCCGAGGCCCTGCAGGGCTTCCACGCCGAGACGCTGGCGTTCTTCATCGAAGAAGCCTCGGGCATCGAGGACATCATCTTCGAGACCGCTGGCGGTGCGTTGTCGTCCGAACACTCGTGGGTGTTCATGTTCGCCAACCCGACGCGGTTGAGCGGGTACTTCCATCGATCGCATCATCAGAACCGGACGCAGTGGCGCACCTATCACGTCCCCTGCCATCACTCGTCCCGTGTCTCCGAGAGCTACGCGACGAACATCGCGAACGAGTACGGCCTCGACAGCAATGTCTACCGCGTCCGCGTTCAGGGCGAATTCCCGCTCACTGAGGACGACAGCGTTATCCCTCTGGGCATGATCATGGGAGCCCTTGACCGCGACGTGTCCCCGACCGATGCCGGCATCGTGTGGGGCCTTGATGTGGCGCGGTACGGTGACGACAGCACAGCCCTTGCGAAGCGCCGGGGCAACGTGCTGCTCGCTCCCGTTCAGGAATGGCGCAAGATGGACCTTATGCAGGTCTGCGGGATCATCTCGCGCGAGTTCCGCGAGACCCCGATGCACTTGCGCCCGGCCGCGATCAACGTGGACGTCATCGGCATCGGTGCCGGCGTCTCCGATCGGCTGCGGGAATTGGGCATGCCGGTGCGAGGCATCAACGTGGGCGAGAGCCCGTCGTCATCGCCCGAGCGCTATATGCGGATGCGTGACGAGCTGTGGTGGAAGTGCCGCGAGTGGTTCGAAACCCTCGCCGTCACGATGCCCAAGGACGACACGCTGATCTCGGAGCTGACCGCGCCCAAGTACAAGCTCGAAAGCAGTGGCAAGATCAAGATCGAGAGCAAAGACGACATGAAGAAGCGGGGCATCAAGAGCCCCAACAAGGCTGACGCGCTGTGCCTCACGTTCGCGGGCGGCGATCTGGTCATCGAGACCAGGCGGCACGTGGCCGTGACGAACTACGATCCGTTCAAGGTGGGCAGTGACGATTTCGAGCGCGCCATTCGCCAGTCTCAGGCCAGCATGGATTACTCCCCGTTCTGATGACCCGCCTCAACGAATGGCTCGAAGCCCAGATCACGGACGCATGGGTGATGGTCAAAGCCTTCTGTCACGGATTCATGAAGGGCATCCGATCGCGTGCTGACTGACATCGATTACAACTCCCTCGAATACATCTGTATCCACATGCGCGAGTGCGACAGGCGGGAGATATTCGCGCTCCGGCCTCACGATAGTGAGTTGCAGCTCGCGGCCGAGGCCTTCGCCATGATCCGAGGCCAAGGGCGCGGGCGCATTGCATGGGCCAAGGGCCGACCTGTCGCCGTCGCTGCCTTCACCGAGAACTGGCCCGGCATGTGGGAAGCATGGATGTTCGGCACCGACGACTTCAAGCACGGTGCCGTCGATCTCATCCGCTGGTTCCGCAAGGAGGCGAACGACATTCTCTCGGTGTGCGAGGGCCGCCGTCTCCAGTGCGACAGCTCAGCCGATCATCACGAGGCCCACAAGATGATCAAGGGCCTCGGTGGCGTCGAGGAATGCCGGTTCCAGTGCTACGGCAAGAAGGGCGAGGACTTCATCCGGTTCGTCTGGTTCAACGGCAAGAACGACGCCGTGTTGCGCCCTGGATACGTCAGAGCAGCTTAGGAGAAACCGCCATGTGCCTTGGAGGTGGGAGCAAGTCGAACACCGCGACGCCGCCCCCGCAAGCGCCGACGCGCTTCGAATACCGGACCACCGAGACCGACCAGCAGCGCCGCGCCAATCAAGCCGTCAACACTGCTCAGGCTCCGGTGATCAACTCGACCACGGCCAGCCAAGCGCCCGCGTCTCCGCAGACGTTCGGCGCTGAGCTTGGGGCGACAGCACAATGAGCGATGACGTCTACGCGAAAGAATTGAGCTTCAAGGGGCTGGCGTTTCATGCTGACCCCGAGCACTCGTTCGTCCATGGCGTCGAGTTCGGTCTTCTCTACGAGCGGATGCACTCAGGCCGCGAGGCTGACATTTACGCGCAAGTGCGTGCAGCGAACCGCGAAGTGATCGAGCGGGCATGCGCAGCGGAGGGTTGGTCCCTCGTGGTCGTGCCGACCGATGTGGACGAGTGGATCGAAGTCAAAATGAGCAAGCGCTCAAAGCTCAGGCATAACCCGTCTGGCATCCGGCTTGTGAAATAGGAGGATTGAAAGCATGTGCGGCAAGTCCAAATCGTCTGCTCCCCCGCCGGCCACCCCGGTTCAGCCCCCGCCGCCCGCCGGCAATGCGTCTGACACCAGCAATCAGCAGCGTATGGCGGCAACGCAGGCCGCTCAGCCTCAGACGTTCGGCTCCGAGCTTGGCACCAGCCCGCCGGCTGAGGGCGGATTCGTGCCGGGTCAGCTTCGTCCCCAGGGGGCCATGTAATGTGCGGCAAAGCCTCGCCACCGCCTGAACCCAAGGCTCCGCCTCCGCCTGCCACGCAGCGCGACCAGGCCATCGATGCCACGCGCAACCGCCAGCAGGCAGCCGCACGGGCCTCGACCTCGGGTTACGAGTCCACCCTGTTGACCGGGCCGGGCGGCGACGCCTCGCCGGGCAACGTCACATCGCCTGTCCTCGGGGGCTGATCGTTGGACAAGGACGAGCGCATCGAGCGCCACCGCCGTCGCTATGATGCGCTGAAGGGCTCGACCGAACGATCGAACTGCGAGTCTCACTGGCAGGAGATCGGCGAGGTCGTCAGCCCGCGCAAGATCGATTTCGTCGGGCTCCGCACGCCCGGCGAAAAGAAGATGTCTCGTGTCTATGATCCGACCGGGATCATGGCCAACGAGATGCTGGCTGCGGGCCTGCACGGCATGGCGACGAACCCGTCGAGCAAGTGGTTCTCGCTCCGCATGGTGCAGAAGACGGTGATCGGTGAAGACGGAACGCCCGTCAACGTCGAGGAAGCGCCGGCCGTCCAGAAGTATCTTGCGGACACCGAGGAAATCATGTGGTCGCGGCTCTATCAGCCGGGGACCAACTTCACGACCGCGCTACACGAGATGTACCTCGACCTTGGGGCATTCGGAACGGCGATCCTGTTCGTGTCGCAGCGCGAGAGCGGCGGCCTGATCTTCGAGTGTCGGCCGCTGGCGGAGTGCGTCATTGCCGAAAACGCGGATGGCCGCGTTGATACCATCTACCGTAAGACGGATTACACGATCCGCCAGATGATGCAGATGGCCAAGTCCGACGGCTGGGAAGTCTCGGATGAGGTCAAGAAGCTTTACGACGATCAGCGCTATGACGACAAGGTGACGGTGATCCACGTCGTCTACCCGCGCGAGGAGCGCGAGTACGGCAAGAAGGACAAGGCCAACAAGCCTTGGGCCTCGTGCTATTTCGAGTACGAGACCACGCACAAGCTGGAGGAATCCGGCTTCGATGAGTTCCCGTATCTGGTCGCACGTTGGGCCAAGTATGCCGGCGAGGTCTACGGCCGCAGCCCGGCCATGACGGCGCTTCCCGATCTCAAGATGTTGCAGGCGATGCAGCTCTCGAAGATCAAGCTGATCCAGAAGGCCTCCGATCCGCCGATGTGGCTCAAGGACGACGGCGTTGTGGGCCAGACGCGCACGGTGCCAGGCGGCATCAACTACTGGCGCGGCAATCCCAACGACGGCGTGATGCTCCAGCCCGTGAGTTTGCAGGGCATCCAGTTCCTCGTGGAAGATATCGTCCAGCTTCGCGAGCAAATCCTCCGCGCGTTCTTCGCGGACATCATGCGCATGACCGACCGCGCCCAGATGACGGCGACGGAGGTCGTGCAGCGCACGTCTGAGCAAATGCGCCTGTTCGGTCCGCTGATCGGACGTCTTGAAAGCGAAGTGCTCGGCCCGTTGGTGGAGCGCGTGTTCGGTATCCTGAACCGCCAGCAGCTTCTTCCGGCTCCGCCGCGCGAGATTCAGGATCAGGAATTCACGGTCGAATACGTGTCGCCCATTGCCACGGCTCAGAAGCAGACCGTGGCTCAGTCCATGATGCAGGCGATGCAGGTGGTGGCCGGAACCTACGGTCCCGAGGTCGGTATTCAGGTCGCCATGGGCGCAACCGATCCCGTCAAGCTGTTCCGCTGGGCTTGGGACCTGTTCAACTGCGATCCCGATCTCCTGAAGGACGACGAGGCCGTGGCGCAAGCAGAACAGCAGGCGCAAACGCAACAGGCCATCGCCACGGCCCAGCCCGCCATGGATATGGTCAAGAAGGGCGCGAGCGCGATCCGCGATGTTTCGGCGGCACAGGGACAGGAAGGCGGCATCGATTTGCAAAGCCTGCTCGGGCGGCTCCAGCAGAACATCGAGAACGACCCCAAGGCCCAGGCTGAAATGGCCCAGATGATGAACGGAGCGATGCCCGCCGCATGAGCAAGCCACCGACCCCGCGCCGCGTGAGGGCTGATCTCGCCTGCGCGCAAATCTGGAACAACTTCTATCACGGTGACGGACGCCCGGCGATTGCCGCCCTGCTCACCGAGTTCGACATCTACACCCCTTCGCCCCGTACGTCCGACGCCACCGAACTGGCGCGACGCGAGGGCCAACGTGATGTGCTGCTGCGTATTGTGCAGTTGATCGGCATGAAGCCCGAGGCGTTCCCGACGCAGGCTTGGGACGACACGGACATTCTCGACAGGATGATGAGGACCTAATGGCAGACGGATCGACAATCCTGACCGAAGGCGCGAGCCAGGCGGGAGACGTCGGCAATCCACCCCCGGCTGTGGTGGCGGACCCGACGACGGCGGCAGGCATGACGCAGGCCGTGATGGATGGCCCGCCCGAGTACATCCCGCCCAAGTTCTGGGACGGCGAGAAGAAAGCGCCGAAGATCGAGGACTTGGGCAAGTCCTACATGAACCTCGAAAAGCTGCTCGGCCGCGAGAAGGTGCCGCTGCCGCAGTCGGAGGAGGACGAGGACGGATGGACGCGCTGGTATTCGGCAGCGGGCCGGCCGGAAAAGCCGGACGAATACGAGTTCGAGCGGCCCGAACTTCCGGAAGGGATCGATTACGACGAAGAAGAAGAAAAGGCGTACCGCAACTGGGCTCACGCCAACGGCTTCAACAAGAAGCAGGCCGCCAACTTTTATAAATTGGCGGTGGCGTCGCGGATAGAGCGACACGGCGCATGGCAGAGCCACCAGAAGGAAATGAAGGCCAAGGCACAGATGGACCTTCAGCGCGAGTTTGGCCCCCAGTACGAGGCCAAGGTGAACAAGGCGAAGGCTGCTCTGCGCAAGTACGCCGACCCGGACTATTACAAGCACCTCGATGAGACCGGCACGGGCAACGACGCCCGCATGATCCGCGCGTGGATCAAGATCGGTGAGGAAATGGCCGGGGACGAGCGCCTGAAGGGCAAGGTCAACGATACG